CAGTGACCGTGCCAGTGTAATTCAACGAGAGTTGTTCCCCTTTATCCATCTTCCGGTTGGCTAAGGTCGAGGTCAGCGTCGATTGAACCGGCGTGTTCGCCGTGCTGTCCAACGCTAGCGCCGAACTCAACGCTGTGGTCAGGCTCGCAGGAGCCGTCCCAGAGGCCGCAATGCCCACATCCAAAGTCGTACTGCTGGCTCCAGCAATACTATGGCATTCACGCACATCCATGATTTCATAGTCCTGATCAGCGACAAAAATGCCGATATCGGCCGCTTCTCCCGCTGAAATTGTATAGACGACATGCACTGGTGCAAGTTTCGCAATCGCTTTAATACCCATGAATTCCTGCTTTCTGGCGAAGTGACGGGAGTTAGGGTCTCCCTCCCCAGTTCAACCCTAACCCCCCACCTACTCAGTTTACGACTCAGCAACGTCTTCGATCTTCGCGCCAGCTGCTGGGTTATCACTCAACAGTTGCCCCTGCCAGTACCACGCCACTTCAAAGGTGGCGTTCGAGGTCTGACGGAAGAACGCTGTTCCATTGAAGATTTCACTGACTGGACGCGGCACCACATTTTCCCCGTGACCGAGGTAGAAGTGCTTTTTGTCCATCCCGATAATGGTGTTCGCGGCAAAGTACGGCTCGACATGCCACGGCTGACCGCTGAAGCGGTAAATCGTGCGTCCGTCTCCCCCATCCTTGCCTTTTTGCTGGGCCCCACCATCGCGGCCCACCCCAGACCCACCGTCCAACGCTTTCGGAGAACTCATGGCGAAGTAGGTATCTTCGCGCAGGAGCTCATGATAGCGCCTCACGACGGCGAGATTCGAGATATACGCATTCAGCGATCCCCCGCCCTTCTCACGGACGGAATCCTCCAACTGCATGATGAGGTCTTCCGTGAGGGCACGGTTGGTCCCGCTGTTATCTAAGACCACGGACTCCCAGAACTCATTGCCCGCTGTGCTGCGATTGATCCCTCCGAAGTTCCCTGATGGGGGGTTCGCATCATCAATAATCCCCAGCAGCCCATCGGTATGGTAAATCGCCCCGGATTTCGTCGTATTCTCAATACAGAAGAAATCCCCGGCCGCCGTGCCACTGGGAGCCGATCCGCTAATCGTAACGGTTCGGTTCGGCACATCAATGGCCGTGACCGTCCGAGACGCGGCCAAGTCTGCATCGTTGTCAGACGCATCAATCAGATCGACCGTCATCCCGAGATCAATACTCGGAAGTTCGGCAACCGTAATGGTTGTCTGGTTGTCTGCGGCTGGCATTGTCGCCAACTTGCCCAACCCATCGGAAATCAGGTCGGCGTTAATGAGTTTTAGAATCCGACGACGAAATCCCGCTTCCATCATCTTCAAGGCCGTCTGGAACGCAAACTTCGAGTTCCTGGCATCTTGGATGAGTTTCCACGACATGTTGTACAGCCCCGCAAATTCTTGCAGGCTGAACGTCGCCTCGGTCGTATCGGGATTGATATTCGAGGGCAATGAGCCCCCTTCGGTCAACCCGGTCCACGCCCCAGGATTCTTCACCATGATGGGCATAATAAACTGACCACGCCCACCCATTGGCTTCTTGATCTTCTGGAACATATTCCAGCAGACCACTTCTTGATTTACGAGATAGAGGACTTGATCTACACCATAGGTGTATTTCATTGCCTCGATAACATCAGTTGTACTCGCCATAGCGAGATTCCCCCCTCATCGGAGGATCGTCCTTATTCTGTCTGACCGGGGTTCAACATGGGCCACAATTCATTCGTCCGTTCCTCGGGCGTCTTGTAGCCACCAGTCTTTCCACTGGTCGGCGACACCTCGCCTCCCTTTGACGGGAATGGCGAAGCCTTTGCTTTCTTTGCCGCCGCACGATCACCTTCCCGCACCGCCTTCTGAATCGCTTCCCATCGAGTTCGCATCATCGAGGGAAATTCAGCATCGAGACTATCGCCTTCATGCGAGTAATACACATCCTGCATGATTTCTTTGATAATCTCGCTGTCGGGGAGTCCTTGCTCCTCGCGGATTTGCATAAACCGAGCATCGAGGTCTTTTTTTGCTTGCACTCCTTGGGAATCGCCCACTCGATCTCGTAAGGCTTGATATTCCTTCGAGAGTTTCGAGATAGCCGTATCACGGTCACGGAGCGCCCTGTTAAGAGGGTTGATGCCCTCATTCACCATGCGTTCCATCAGTTGGGCCGCCGTTGCCCCATCTAAATACGGCATCTGACGCAACTGATCCAGCATGGACTGTTGACTTTGCTGGCCCTCTTGCGCCTGTTGCTGCGCTTGCCTCGCATACTGTTGTTGCTGCAACTGCTGGGCATATTGCTGCAATTGCTGTGTCTGCTGGCTACGCTGCGCGTCCCACTGTTTCCGTTCTTCCGCGAGAGCTTGCGTCTTCCTCGTGTATTCGGCTTGTGCCTCGGCTGGCCAGGTGCCAGATGAGGGCGCTCCTCCTGTGTCTGTCTGGTCTGGTGTTACCCCATCACCCGTTTCATTAAGTGGAGCTTCGGGGGCAACGCTTCCGTCTTCATCTGCCATCGCAATCTCCTCAGTCGAGTGGTCCGTGAGTGCGGACGGGGGTGTTCATTTGCCAATGAATCCCCGGTGCGTGTTCACGACCCGTGTTCGCATCGGCCTACGTGGTCAGTGCAGTATAAAAATCGTCAGCGGTCTTTGTCAAGATGTCCGTCGCGTTGTCTTCGAGCGTCCCGTCTTTTTCGGCGTGGGCTTCCGACGAAACCCATCCGTGGCGTAATACGTCTTGACGTGTTTCTTCGTAACAGTCCGTCCGCTGGGACTGCGATATTTATCGGACGATATTTTCGTAAAGGGCACTATTGACCTCGCTGGGCCATCGCCTGCGCCAACACCTCGGGGGCTTGTGGAGCAATCTGTTGATTCGCCTTCAACTGTTCCATCGCCATATCCACGGCTTCTGCGGCGGCCTTGGCGGCCGCCTGTTGCGTTGCCTGCGCCACGGCCCCCTGAATCTGCTGCTGCTCCATCCCGCTCGCCCGACGTTCTGAGGCGGCCACGAGATGTTCACGACATTTATTCCAGAATCCGACAAAGCCCTGCTGGATCTGGGGACTTGCAGAGAGAAACTCTGTCGTCGCCATCTCGGATTCGAGTTCATCCATGATGATGCGAAGATTCCAGAACGGCATCGGCAGATGCTCGGGTAAGACTTCTCCTTGCCATAACCGTTCGACCAGCGCCATCCCGAGCTTCCGATACTGGGATTCTCGCGCCTCACGCCCAACATCGCCCATATTGAGGTCAGAGGCAATACGCTCTTTATCGAGACGCCCGGTGCGTTCGTCGAGATACAGAATCGCCAGGGGTGACTGGAGATGTTCGCGAATTCGTGCCTCGCGTAACGCCCGAAATTCAGGAATCAGGCTCCCTCGTTCGACCGTAATCGAGTAATCGGTGCCCGATCGGAGAATCTCGGAGGTCTGAAAGATAAACACCTCGTCTTTCATGCTCCGATCGGTGTAATGAAGGGTGCGAAACGCGGGATAATACTCTTTCACCCGATTAATTCGCATTTCCTTCACTTTTCCCATGCGCTGGCCGAGATGCTGATAGAGATTCCCCCACTGGGTATCCAGAATCTCCTGGAGCATCGGGACCGCCATCGGCCCACGAAGTTGCCCTGGGAACTTCTGTTCTCCGAACAGATCCACCCCCCCCGCGATTTCACGCATTAATTTCAGGGTGAGATCGACTGATTGCATGAACCAGGCGGGCAGTTGGGGCGGATCGCGCCGTTGCACCATCTTTACCCCGGCATCGGTTAATCCCCCCTCAATCGGCGCGGGATAGTCAGAGGGCACATCTTCACGCTTCAACGTGGGGCCGAGCAGTTCATCGGCGTAAATCGAGGCATTCGCTTGTTCGCCAAGCTGCGAGAGCCGCTTATTCAGGAAGCGTTGCGGAGCAATGAGGTCACTCACGTAATCATTGCTCCAGAAGCTTGTCGTCGTCGGACCCCAGTGGAAATCGACCACCGGAATTGATTCATATGGACTATCTTCATTCAGCAGGATCTGTTCGCCCGGAATGAAGGCCGTGTACTTCCCACGGGGATGTTTACTTGAAATCGGCTGAAATCGCTCGACGACCACCGCCAAATCGGGATCATTGTCTGTGCGACTGCCCTGAATGCGTGGAATCAGATCCTGGAGATGCACCGAGCCAGTGGGATCGCCGAATTGCTTAATATCCGTGCTGAGAATCCGCACATCGGAGGCATCTTTGATATTCTGGATGGTATCGTCGCTCAGATCGTAATTGGCCTCGATCCACCCCATCGTCCGAATCTTGGCAATATAGACCGCTTGATCCGGGGCCAGATCGTCAATCGATCGTACGGACGCATCAATAAAGACCTGTAAGGGGCTGAGAATCTCACTCCCAACATCCCCGGCCAATACCATATCCTCCACCACCGTGAACCGTTCGGCGGGAGCCCCCTGCATGACAAATTCCTGCCGCATCGACTCGGGAATCACCTCGCTCGTCTGGACATCCGTCCACATCAGTTCGTTGGTCTCGGGATCGAACCGGGGCATCGGTTCCATCGTGGCATCCTTCACCCACGGCACGTATTCAAAGGCCACACCCCCGATTGCCATCCACCAGAGGATTTCCCACGTCCGCGACTCCTGATCGAGCTTCTCATCCAGCGCCCGGACGAGTTTATCGACCACTTCAGACTTGGCGATGGAGCTCGGGTCTTGTTTATCGGCCCGCGACTTAAAGACCGGCGCGATACTACTCAATCGCCCCATCATCTTGTGGAGCATCTGGGCCGCGAGGTTAAAAACCAGATAGAGCTTATTCGGATCGCGTTTTCGGGTAAACAGGACTCGATTCTGACTCCCGATCCAGTGTTCGCCTGAGACGAAAGCCAGATTGGTCAGAATCCGCAATTCGACGGACCCGACATTCCGCGCTTTCTGCGACCGGAGACGATCGTAGTCGGTGGTGTACTCGGTGAGGCTCTCTTCGTTCTTCGCCATGATCAGTTAGACGAGACGACGACCGACCGGGGGTCGCATTTGTGGACTCATGGGTTGACCCATCGGGGGACGCTGACCACTCGGGGGACCCGTTGGTGGACCCAGTGGAGACCCCATCGACGTGAGCATCGCCTGAAGATTCCCTCCGGGGGGAGCTTCCTGCGGCGACACGCCCAGTCCTCGACGTGAGACACCCTGCGTCTCCGCGCCCTGATTCGGGATCACACGACGCACGCCTGGAATGCGCGTTAGTCTTTCGGCTAGTGCTTCGCCTTCGGGCGTATAGGGAAGATCAAGACAGACTTGTGGCATTATTGCGCTCCTAAGTGGGCATCAGGGATTGTGGACAGTGTGGCCTCGGAACTCGCGGGGATCACTCCCCCGCCTTCATCCGGGCGTTGTAGCTGCGTCATCATCATCCGTTCCAGAGAATCCATCCGGTCCTGAACGGCTTGGAGGTCGTGCCACTGGACTTCCGGGATCGGTAGCGAAGGCACGTTGAGCCACATCAGCAAGCGTTTGCGGAGTTGTTCCCACATGTGTTTGCATCTCCTGAAATAACGCCGCGAGCGATCGAGTATCCGTCGATCCATCAGGCAACTGACGAGTTAACGAGAGCGTTTGCATAATAAAGTGGAGTTTGTGCTCTATGAGCACCAGGGGATCGATCGCCATTAGCCGCCTCCCAAGTGAACATCGACCGCCATCGGCCGACGCGCTTTCCGTAGCGGCGATCCGAGCCACTGAATCGATCCGGGCGGCACAAACGACGGGGGCGGGGCCTGATCCCGGCCGTGGGGATGCCGCGAGAGCACATGCTCAACACAATCCAGGGCATGATCGTTCACTTTTAACCGCTCGTATTTCCCGGCCGCCGTCGCTGTATCAGGCCAGCGGGCCAGTTCTAACTCATACGGCACAATCTGCAGCCAGGGCGCGAGGCGAATCTGATCATGCTGAAAATACTGACGCGCCCCTTCCGTGCGAGCTTCGCGGCCGCGTTTATTCGCCAGCAGGTGCAGGCCGTGATGACGGCACTCTTCTTTGAACTGGGAGTTCCCATCCACCCAGGCAATCGGCCGGGTCTGCCAGAGGGCCGCCATCCGTCGCACCGCGTCGGACCAGCGGACGATGGAACTCGCCTCGTCCAATTCGGTCGTATTCGCAACGTACCGATAATTCGTCACTTCATCAAGCACGTACGCTCGCCCCTCCGGGGAGACGCCGATGATCACGGCCGCGCAGTAGGTGCCGGTATCCGCGCCGAGCTCAATCGACCAGTCATGCGGCAGACGGAAATTTTCGCGCACGGCCCCACGATCCGTATTATGCCACAGACGCGGTTCTTCTGACACAGACAGCAGCCGGTCGCCCCGTTGATGATCGTAGACGCGCCCGATGTAGTGCCCGAGTTTCCCGAGATACGCAATCGAGAATTTTTCTCGGGTCAGGAGATGCTTGTCGCGGTCCATCGCCGCCTGGTCGAAGCTATAGGGGTTCACGATGGCGGGAATCCCGCAGTGACACACCCAGTCGGGAAATTCGGGATTGTTGTGTCCGTGCTGATGAAACACTTCGACCCACGGCCGGTCGGGGGTGGTCGGAAAGACCGCGTATCCCTGGCGGACCCGCAGATTCTGCGCGACGG